TGAGTGAATGGATCGAAATTGGCAAGCTTTCCGTGAAGGTAGTGGATCGATTGGAAAGCCTCAAAGTTTATGCAGATGAGAGTGAGAAAGAAGTGCTGATCATGCTTGTAGACGAAGTAGCTGACGCCACATGTGAATTGTTAAAAGCCATGGCGCAGTTCGCCGCAAACCGGCTGAAATAGATGAAGGAGTGTAACAAATGATAGAAATGAAACCACGTAATCCACCAATACCATTCCGAAGCGGATTCTTATCAGTACAAGCAAGTGAATTTAATTATTGCTCGCCTAGACATAACCAGGGCCCATACTTTAGCTATGAGCTGGCTTTCTTTAATGAAAGAGATGAATTTGAGAAGATACCAGAACTCGAGCCTAATTACGATCAGGTTTATGGTTACGTCGCTAAAGATATTGTTATTGAGTTACTAGAATTGGAAGGTTATACGCCGTATCAAATTAAGGAGATGTTGCCAAATGAATGATACATTACAGATTAATGAATTTCCCTCAAAATCGTGTTAGTCCCACGTGCCACTCCTTCGGGAGTGGTTTTTTATCAACAAATAGGTTTACATAAATATGAAAATTTGGTATAATATACACATAATTAACGGAGAAAGTTTACATGCAGATTAGTCAAGATACCATTTCGATGCTTTCAAACTACGCATCGATTAATTCAAACCTCGTTGTCACAGATGACGGCTATCTTAAAACAATTAGTGAAGCAAAGAACATTCTTGCTCGATCAAAAAATAAAGTCGATATTGCTGACACGCATTACGGCATCTACGATTTGAATGAGTTCTTGTCTGTTCTTAAGCTAATTCCTGCCGGCAATGTTGAAGTGCATGCAGGTTCACATATCGAACTGACAGAAGGTAAGAGAAAGATTCGGTATGGTCTTGCAGATCCTAACATCCTTACATCTCCCACTAAAGATGTAACAATGCCTGATGCAGAGGTTACAATTACTATTACACACGAAGAGCTAAACGAGTTGCGTAAGGCTGCGTCTGTTCTTGGTAATGACACATTGCGCCTTGCGTCTGATGGTTTAGGTATTAGTTTATCAGTAGTCGATTCAAACGGCGCAACAACAAACAAGTTTGAGATCGAAAAAGATTATTCAGGAAAAGCAACATTTACGTTTGACTTTCTAATAAATAATTTAAAATTGCTACCCGGCGATTATGAAGTGAGTCTATCATCCAAGCTCATCTCGGAATGGGAAGGTGAAGACGTTAAATATTGGATTGCGTTGGAGAAGACATCTAAGTATGAAGGTTGATAAGTATATAATGTGTAAGTGCGGGAACATCGTCGAGAAAGGCCGGGTTGAGCTTGGTCTTAAGAACTGTGTCGCCTGTGCAAGACGTCTCAATACTCAAAAGGTCAAAGGTCGCATGGTATATTTCCATAAGACCGGTGGTCAGATTGAAGTTATGTCTGCACAATCTTACAACGAAAACAAAAAATACTTCAAGCCACAAGGCGTCTACTCAAGCGTAAAGAATTTTAGTAAACCCACTAAATAAGGAAGGTATATACCATGGAACTATCAGTACAAGACGTCAGTAATGTTGTACAAATTATTGATGAATGCGCTCGACGTGGTGCATTTCAAGGCCCTGAGCTTCAGTCTGTTGGCGTAGTACGTGATCGACTTGCAGAGTTTGTTGATGCACATGCACCAGTAGAAGAAGTTGAAGCACCTGAGCCACCTGAAATCCCTAATGACGAGGACTAATATATAATGAGTAATAGTGAATTCCTTTGGTGCGAAGAGTATCGACCAAAGACTATAGATGATTGCATACTACCCGACGAGCTTAAGGCTACATTCAAAAAGATTGTAGAGACTGGCGAAATGCACAACATGTTGTTGTCGGGCACATCTGGTCTTGGTAAGACTACTGTAGCAAAGGCCCTTTGTAATGAATTAGATCTTGATTATATCTTGATCAACTCGTCCGAAGATAGCGGCATTGATGTGTTGCGTAATCGCATACGTCAATTTGCTTCTTCGATTTCTTTAGGTGGTTCTGATTCTCATAAAGTAGTGATACTTGATGAGGCAGACTACCTAAACCCGCAATCTACTCAACCCGCGCTTCGTGCCTTTATTGAAGAGTTTTCAAAGAACTGCCGATTTATTTTTACTTGTAACTTTCGGAACAAGATCATTGAACCTCTTCAATCGCGTTGTGCGGTAATTGAGTTTAATACGACTAAGAAACATTTAGCTGGACTTGCTGCACAATTTCACAAAAGATTAAAAGTAATATTAGATGAAAAGAGTGTTGAATATAACGAGCAAATTCTCGCAGAACTTATTATGCGTCATGCACCGGATTGGCGACGTGTGGTTAATGAGTGCCAACGTTTTTCGGTATCTGGTACGCTCAGTCCACTCTCGATTGTTGGTCTTTCTGATCAAAACGTTTCAGCTTTAATATCGCATTTAAAAGAGAAAAACTTTAGGGCAATGCGAAGTTGGGTTGCAGCAAATCCTGATTTAGATTCAAGTGCGATCTTCCGAAAAATATATGACGGCGCTAATGATTATTTAGAACCACAAAGTATTCCTCAGATGGTACTTATTCTTGCGGACTATCAACATAAGGCTGCATTTGTTGCAGACAAAGAATTAAATATTGTAGCATGTTTAACAGAAATTATGGGAGCACTAAAATTTAAATGAGCGAAGAACTAAACGAGATCGATAAGAAAAAATTAATTGAAGCACACCAATATCTTTACTATTGTAAAGGTCTACCAGTCATTAGCGATTATGAATATGACCAACTATGTAAAAAATGGAATATATTTGGTGGTGGAGGTTCCGATATGGAATCATCATATTCCGAAGATGGTAAATCACTTGCGGCAACGCTATCTAGAAAGTTTGGCCCAGTAAAATATAGTTGTTATAAAGATGAAGCATAATACAGAAAAAAAAGTTATTACGTATCTACTAGTCTCTTCTATTATAAGCGCATTTATCAATATATCTTTTGCGATTTATCTTGCAGTAATGTGTAACGTAGCGACGAATTACTTTGGACACTATACGCGGAGATATATTGATGGCTAAAAAGGTTATTATATGGAGATTGTTATCAATTCTTTTGTGTACACTTGCTGCACGCGTTTGGTTTGGCGATTGGTCAGTTACAATGTTCGGAATCTTTTTATCAGTAATGATGACGATTATACACTATTGGTATGAAAAAGTTTGGAATTATTTTAAATATCCACCACAAACTTTAGAATGGTTTGAGCGATGAGTCCATTTGATTATTTAAATTCAATTAATATGACAAAGAAAAACCTTATGGTCGATGAAAAGTCTGAAAAAGATTATGTTCCATTCATCGTCAATAGAGGCTTAGGTTATTTTTCTGATACTGTGTTGCTAGCTAACGAAATGAATGTTAATTGTCATATTGACGGTAAACTGCAATATGACTTCTTGAAAGGTACTGTGAAAAAGCGTAAACGATTTAGTAAGTGGTTAAAGTCAGAAGACGACAAAAAGATCAATGTAATTAAAGAATATTTTGGATATAGTACATCAGCAGCTAAACAAGTGGCAGATTTATTTAATGACGATCAAATAAATCACTTAGAAAAACAGTTATCCAAGGGTGGCAAATAGTATAAATAATAGCATGAATGATGAACTTATAGAATGGTCACCAAGTGATATGTTAGAAGTATCGTTGAATGAACCAGATGATTTTCTAAAGATAAAGGAAACCTTAACGAGGATCGGTGTTGCGTCACGAAAAGAGGTTAATACACTATATCAAAGCTGCCACATCCTGCATAAACAAGGTCACTACTTTATCACCCATTTCAAAGAGTTGTTTGCGTTAGATGGGAAACCACATAATCTAACAACAAACGATATCGGCCGAAGGAATACAATTACATCACTCTTATCCGACTGGGGTTTACTTGATATTGTAGATCGTAGTTCTATGAGTGAACATGCTCCGTTAAAACAGATTAAAATCATATCTCATAAAGAAAAAAATGAGTGGGTTTTAGAATCTAAATATTCTATCGGAAACGCAAAAGGAAGATCGTATTCTTAATATAAATAATGTTGAAGATGCTCATGGTGAGGTCTTCGTATAACAAATAACCCTTGCTTAACAATAGGAGGCAAAAATGACTACTAACTGGACTACTAGCATACTTAACGACCCAAGGTTTTTTGGGTTCGACTCAATGTTTGATCGTATCGAAAGAACGCTCGAACACACACACGACAACTATCCACCGCACAATGTGTGCAAACTAAGCGATGATTCTTATGTCGTTGAAATGGCATTGGCTGGTATTAGTCAAGACGACATTGAAGTTACAGTTGAAGATGATCAGCTGACTATCAAAGGTGGAAAGAAAAATAAAGACGCTCAATATATACATCATGGTATTGCAACTCGTTCATTTAAAAAGACATTTACTCTTGCCGAGTATATGGTTGTACGAGATGCAGAGTTTACTGATGGACTACTCAAAGTCTTTGTTGATCGTATTGTACCAGATGAAAAGAAACCTCGTAAAGTCGAAATCAACAGTAAAAAAGTTGAAAAAAAGAGTTTACTTAAGGGATAACATTTGGTATAATATACCCATAATTTAAACAATGATCTTTAACAATTTAGAATAGACGTGACTGAATAACCCTCGCTTATAGGAGGGTAAGGTATCGGAGCTCGATAGTGACGGCCAAGTGGAGATAACTATACAGAGTAAACCGAGTTTGCTGGATGAAACTACTATAGGTCTAGCTGCAGAGGGTTGCAGCTCTGGCAATACGGGTAAAAAGTGAATCCCGTTCTTTATTCAGGGGTTTAAGGAAGGTCGCTCCTTCCTTTTTCCTCGACTTTTTTATTTACATCATGAACAAAACGTGATAATATACATATATGCAAAATTACAAAAGCTTTTACACTTCAGTTAGTCGATACGGAAACAATATTCTTTACCGCGGGTACGATACAGAAGGTAAGCCCGATATCCGCAAGATTAAGTACAGACCTACAATGTTTGTACAATCACAAAAACCTAACCCCGAGTGGCGAGGCCTGGACGGAACTCCTGTCGACCCGATTCAACTTGGCTCTATGCGTGAAGCAAAAGAGTTTATCGAAAGTTACGGGCAGATCGACAACTATAATATCTACGGCAATACTCGACACGTTCACGCATGCATTCGCGACATGTATCCGGATACAATTCAAGCCGATACAAGTCTTATTAACGTTGTTACGTTCGATATTGAAACAGCCGTCGGCGACGGTTTTCCCTCACCTGATGAAGCAAAGCAAGAACTTCTTGCGATTACCCTAAAGTCAAGCCGTAACAATAAGTATACCGTATTTGGCCTTAAGGATTATGATCCTAATCAGTCCGAGCTTGACCTTGAGATCGAATACTTCCAGTTCGACAACGAGCATACAATGCTTGCTGCGTTTGTTGATTGGTGGGAACAACCATATCATACACCTGACGTTATTACTGGATGGAACTCCCGGTTCTTTGATATTCCATATCTCGTCAATCGACTTGCTCGCGTACTTGGCGAGGACGAAACTCGCAGACTTTCACCATGGAAAATGATCGACTCACGGTCAGTCAAGATCAAAGGTCGCGAACAGGTTACGTTTGATATTACGGGCATTCAAAGCTTAGACTATATGGACTTGTTTAAAAAGTTTGCCTATACGTATGGCAACCAAGAATCTTATTCGTTAAACCATATCTCGCACGTTGTGCTCGGTGATGAAAAGCTTGACTATTCTGATGTCGGTACATTTATGGAAACATACGAAAATGACCATCAACGATTTATCGACTACAATATCAAGGACGTTGAGCTTGTGCATCGTATTGACGAAAAGCTTGGTCTTATCGATCTTGTTATGACAATGGCTTACATGGCCGGCGTGAACTACAACGATACGCTCGGTACGACTGCAATATGGGATTGCATTATCTATCGCGAGTTGATGAATAAAAAGATTGCTGTGCCCCAACCGAAAGATCACAAGAAAGCTGCGTTTGTCGGTGGCTATGTAAAAGAGCCGCATGTCGGTATGCATGACTGGGTTATGTCGTTTGACCTTAACTCGCTTTATCCTAACATCATTATTCAGTACAACATGTCTCCCGAAACTCTCATTCGTATGCCAAATGCTATTGGTGCAAAGGCTGCAAACGGTGCAACCTTTCGTAAAGACAAAGTCGGCATCATTCCCGAGCTAGTCGAGAAACTGTATATTACTCGGGTTTCAACTAAACAAGAGATGCTAAAAGTCAAACAGCAAATCGAGGACGAAGGCAAATCTGACTCGCTCGTGCGTAAAGCGACTATTTTAGAAAACAAGCAGATGGCAACAAAGATTCTTCTTAACTCTCTTTACGGTGCCATGGGAAATCGTTACTTCCGTTACTTTGATTTGCTAGTCGCCGAAGGTGTTACTACAACCGGACAGGCTGTAATTCAACATGCAGAAAAAGCAGTAAATGGTTTTCTCAACAAAGCGATGCAAGACGACAAGGATCGTGTAATCGCAATGGATACCGACTCACTATATGTTGGCGTCGGTGATCTTGTCGAAAAGTACTGCAAAGAAGATCCTGTTCAGTTCCTCGATCGATTTGCGCAAGAAGCTATTGAGCCTATTCTTGAAAAGGCGTTCGATCAGTTTGCAAAAGATACTGACGCGTACACAAACCGGATGGTTATGAAACGTGAGGCTATTGCCGATCGTGGTATCTGGACTGCAAAGAAACGGTATATTCTGAATGTGCACAACAACGAGGGTGTACAATATGCTGAGCCTAAGATCAAAGTTATGGGCATCGAGGCAGTTAAGTCATCTACGCCCGCCGTTTGTCGTGATGCGATGAAACAGATGTTTAAGATTATCGTATCGGGTGATGAGCGCAAGACGCAAGATGCAATTGCAGAGTTCAAAGATTATTTCAAGTCTCTATCTGCAGACAAGGTTGCGTTTCCTCGTGGCGTTAGCGACATTACGTCTTACTCAGATCGCAATTATATTTTCTCGAAAGGTACGCCGATTCACTCGCGCGGTGCGTTACTCTATAACTACTATGTCAAGAAAAAGCAACTCGACAAACGGTATCGTCTAATTCAGAACGGTGACAAGATTAAGTTCATCTACCTTAACAAACGTAACGAAATGCAGCAGAACGTAATCTCGTTCCCGGACGACAAACTTCCTGACGAACTCGGATTGAATAAATACATTGACTATGACTTGCAGTTTCAGAAAACGTTTCTTGATCCGCTTGACATAATCTTAAAATCAATTAAATGGCAAGCAGAGCCTGTAGCGAACCTGGAGGACTTCTTTGTATGATAGAAAATATATTAGGATTTGTATACAACTTTTGTTTTATCGTTTGTTATTGGCCACAAATTATTAAAGCTATAAGACGGAAATCAATTAAAAATGTAAGCTTATCACTATTTACGTTATCTATTATTGGTTATCTATCTGCGATAGGTTATACAATACTTCGAGTTGGATTTGATTTTTGGTGGTTATTTAATTATTTCGCTTCGTGTATATCAGCGATAACGATGGTAGTAGTTTACTTTAAGTATCGAAAAACACGATAAAAGTGTTTACACGTTTAAATAAATTTGGTATAATAGGGGCAAGTTATAAGGAGATAGGTATGGATATATTACAATGGTTCAGAGAAAAGTTTGCTCCAGGTACAACATGGGCATGGCAACAAGAAGAAAAACCAGATTTTGAAAGTATGACTAAAGCTCAACTTGAAGAATATGGCCGTGAGTATGGTATAGAACTTGATCGTAGAAAAAAGAAAGCTACGCTTATAGAAGAATTAACTATTGCAATAAAGGATAAGTAATGAGTTGGATATGGCATCAAGATATGGAAGACATGCATGACAAGTTTGGCGTGCGTGAAGCAATTAAAAAGATGGATAAAGATACGCTACGCAAGTTTCTTAAGTTTCGTGGTGAATGCGTCCAAGAAGAAGTAGATGAATTACATCATGCAATATCAGGAAAAGATATTGATGCAGAAGAAACAGTCGACGCGCTTATTGATATTATAGTATTCGCGATTGGCACGCTTGATATATTTGGTGTAGACGCTAATAAAGCATGGAATGAAGTACTCAATGCAAATCTGGCAAAAGAAGTAGGCATCAAAAAAGAACGACCTAACCCGTATGGTTTACCAGATTTAATCAAGCCTGCAGGATGGGAAGCTCCAAGCCATGAAAATAATCACGGCATTTTAGAGGAATTATAATGGGTACACCTTTTATAGGTCAACACGATAAAGCACAAGTAAGCATGCTATTATTTTTATGCTGGTGTAATTTAATTTTAACAAGTATGCTAGTGGCATTTTTAGTAATATGGACGAAAACAGCATAATGTTGCAAGAACATTTAGGCGGACATGCCGGCAAAACACATTTAGATAAAATGGCGATAGCCTGGATTAAAGAAAAATTTTTAGCAAAAAGTTTTTTAGATATAGGATGTGGTACTGGAGGCATGGTCGAATATGCAACTTCGCAAGGCTTAGATGCAGTGGGCATCGATGGCGATCATACTCTTAAAAGATTTGACGATAGTAAATTTATATTACACGACTTTACTAACGGTCCTTGTCCATTGTCTAAACAGTATGACTTTGGTTGGAGTTGTGAGTTTGTAGAACATGTATATGAAAAATATATTCCTAACTATATTCAATCTTTTCAAAATTGTAAAGTAGTAATGATTACATATGCTCCACCAGGTTGGGTAGGACATCATCATGTTAACTGTCAAGAAGAATATTATTGGATCGATAAATTTAAAGGATACGGATTAGAATATAGAAAAGATTGGACTGAAGAATTGCGTAAAATTAGCTCTATGAATACTAAAAAAGGCAACGCTACGGAAAAATCTTTTGTAAAAAATAGAGGATTAATTTTTCAGAATGTCGCAAGATGAAGCACAAATAATAAGATTTGTTTTAGCTTTGGTGTTTACAGTAATAATACCATTAATGTTGCATATAAGTTTAACAATATATCAAGATGATAAAATCAAAAAAGAAGATCAACTTAAGTGGTACGATGATTGAGTTTACTGCATTTCCTTCTATATTTGATAATAAGACAAATAGACGGTTCTCTTTTGCTGATTGGGATTCTTTCTCATCTGCTTTATTTAAAATGGCTAAGACGCCTGGATTCAAACCAAAAAAAGGCGAAAAGTCTCATCTTAAACCATCTCCACTAATTACTCCTGCGGTATATGAAAAAGGTACGACTCGCGCTAATGCTAATGTAATTAAGTGGGCAGGCTGGTGTGCACTAGATATTGATGAGTATGATACTTCATTTGAAGAAGCTGTACAACAATTCAAAGACTATGAATATATTTGTTACTCAACGGCGTCGTCTACAAAAAAGAAACCAAAGTTTAGGATTGTGTTTAGGCTTCAAAGCGACATTGATGCAGACAAAATTAAACATTTCTGGTATGCATTAAATAAAGAGTTTAACTCTATCGGCGACCCTCAAACAAAAGACTTATCTCGCATGTACTACGTTCCTGCACAGTATCCTGGCGCGTATAACTTTTGTTTTAAAAATACCGGCAAAGATCTAGATCCTCAAGAATTTATGGACAAACACGACTACGTGGATAATTCCGGTACATTCTTATCAAAGCTTCCGGTAGAAATGCAACAAGCAATATTACAACATCGTAAAGATAATCTTACAAATACATCCTATAGCTGGGCATCATACCATGACTGTAAGTTTGTAAACAAAAAACTTGTTGAAGACTATCGTGGCATAAGTAATACCGGATGGTATCATAAAATGTATCAGATAATGATTTCTATTGCGGGCAACGCGATCCGTTATAAATATCCAATAACAGCAACAGAGGTTGCAATCTTATGCCGGCAAATCGACCTTGAAACTGGAGGATGGTATAAGAATAGGCCACTTGAAAAAGAAGCACAAAGAGCATTAGATTTTGTGCTTGCAAGTGATATATAATATAGGAGTTTATTATGAATTGTTTGAAATCTTCATATCATGCACAAGGCTGGATTAAAATGTCTGGCAATAAATATTCGATCGATCAATTGCCTGTTGATGAAATTTGGGCGTCAGTTCCAAAAGCAGAAAAACACCGAAGCAAAGAATTTTATAAGCCGGTTTTAAAAGATATTAAAGCGAACGGTTTAAAGTTTCCTATCATGGTAGTAGCAGCGCCTCGCATTAAAGTAATAAAAGAAAAAAATGTGTGGAAGAATAAACTGTGTGAGTTGCCTTTTACATATAACACTAGGTTGATGAGTGATCAAAAAACAGAAGAATATTACATAGATAATGTTGATGAACATAATATTATACAATATGTTTGTTGGGGAGGATCCCAGCGATTACGAATTGCACGAGAACTTGGTTATACACACATTGACTGCGCCATGATGCCTAGTTTTAAAATAGCACACAATTTACAAAAAGTAATGCGCGCGCCATATAAAGATAGGTGGTATAGGTGAAAACACTCAAGCCGCATATCTGGCCAACAGCATTAAAAGAACTGAAACCGTATGTTTTTAAAGTAGCGGACCTTCGGATTATTCCGTCCGATGACTGGATAGACAATAGATCTAAAGAGTTCGGTTATCAGGAAAGCTTTAATAATCATGGGATGCTGTATCCTATTGCAGCATCAACTCATGATCATCAATGGGTGCATGATCGCCTTAAACTTAAAAACGAAGTTGGGGAATATAAAAATCCTCACCATATAGATGAACAAGACAATATTATACCAGGCCATTATTGCCATGTTGGTAATAAACGAGTATGGTATGCACAACAAAACGAGTATACACATATTGAAGGATATTTAATTACAACAGCCCGCGAGCGTGAATTAGTTAAAATGTATACGCACATTAAGCACACGGAGATTCCAAAGTGAATAGAAAACAGCAACGCAATGATATTATCCAAAAAAAGATAGCATTAGAAAAAAAATATATGCTAAAACACAACTTTAAAACTTATAAAAACTATGCACTACCAGAGGACTTAGTTCAAAAGAGTAAGAATGTATTAGCTTTTGGTGCCCACGATGACGTGGGATTTGAACAGCAAATCTGTAACCAAAATCCATTTTTAAATATTCATGAGTTTGATCCAACTCCTAAGAGTGTAGAACTTTTTGAAACTGATTTTCCGTTCAAAAGTAATATAACTTTTCATCCTGTAGCTTATGCTAAAGAAAAGGGAACTATGAAGTTTTATTATAATCCAGAAAAACCAGGAACATGCTATTCGTTACTACCTATTTGTGATAAGACTGCTCATATCGAAGTAGAAACAAACTCTTTAAAAAACATTGTCGATGAAATTATGCCAAGTGTTGATATTATAAAAGCCGATGTCGAAGGTGTTTGGTACGACATGTGCCGAGAAATTTTAGATCACAATATTGACTTTAAAGCGTTTCTTATTGAATTTGAATTAGGAACGGGAGACTACGATGAAGAGATACAATGGTTAGCTGATATGGAAAAAATATTAGTAGAATTTAAAGAGGCGGGATACACAATTTACCTGAACAGATCAAGAGACCACAAACCAATATCAGAGGCCATAATAATAAAATGAGTATAGCATGTGTAACAACTTATAATAAGAAATTGTATGAAAAATACGCACAAACATTTATAAAAACATATAATTGGGATTTTCCTTTATTTGTTTATGCTGAAGAAGATATGGGTAAAGCTGAGTTGCCTATTCAATGGTACAAGAATACATATACTGAAGTTCCAGGGTGCAAAAAATTTGTAGATGAAAACAAAGATAGAGTGCCGTGGTATGATAAAGGCGCGCCTTCTCAAGGTAATATATTTTTATTTGATGCAGCAAGATTTTGTTATAAAGTTTATGCATATTGTGATTTTATTATTAATCACGGAGATGATTACAAAGGCGTTATATGTATCGACGCTGACAGTGTTTTTTATAAGCCGTGCGATGAAGCATGGATTGACAAATATATTCACCGCGACGATTGTATGATGTCTTACATGGGAAGAGGAAGAGAGTTTAAAGAGAATATTCCTGGTAGTCAATACTCTGAATGTGGGTATTTGTATTTTAACATGAGGCACCCTAAAACAAAAGAATACGCAAAGGCCGTATTAGATGTTTATAATAGTGGTAAGATATTCGATCTAAAAGAATGGCATGATAGTTATGTATGGGATTGGGTTCGTTTAAAATTTCAGAACAAATATCAAATAAAAAATAATAATATAGGCGATAATAAACCTGGGCACGTACAAACTAGAATATGTTTAGGGGAAATATACGATCATTGTAAAGGTAAAAAAAGAAAAGAGAATAAAGGTAGCCCAGAATCACACTTATTTTGGAAAACGAATAGACTCTAATATTGGAGAAAAATAATGAATGATATAAGCGTAATACAAAATATCAAAATGGTAGAAACTGATCCGTATCCGTATGTTTATACTGACCAAGCATTACCTGAAAAAATATATAAAGAGCTATGCGATACATTTCCTGAAGATATTGTAACATCAACAGTTCCTCATGATGACGGAAAATGCTATCGATATAAATCAAATGAAGCCTTAGGTAATAAAAATCTTTCGCAAATATGGCAAGACTTTTTTGGTTATCATACATCAAAAGAATATTTTAATTCTTGTATAGATTTATTTGCAAAAAATATTGAGAAGATTTATGGAAGCCGTTTTGTAGATCAATTAAAGGCTGGTGTAAAAACTGTTCGTGGAGTTGATAATAGCGGGCAATTAGTTACAGATTGTCAATTTGTAGTTCACGAACCTGTAGATCAAAGTGGCACAACCAGAACACCACACTTAGACAATCCAGTCGAAATATATGCTGGGCTTCTTTACATGAAGAAACCTAATGATACATCAAAGGGCGGAAACTTTACTGTATACGAACAAATAAAAGAAATTACTCAAGTAAATAAAACATTGGGTCGACAAGTTCCTGATGGTTCATATAAACCTGTAAAAGAAGTGCCGTATAAACAAAATAGCTTTGCGATGTTTTTAAATGTTAAAAATTCAATACACGGTGTAACGCCGCGGATTAATCCTTTGGAACGAAGACGTAGTATTAATATAATAGGCGAGTTTAATAGAACCGGCAAAATGTGGAATATTAAAGAAATAAAAACTAAATAGTGAAAAAAGTATGTATATTTAAACCTAGGCTAGACATTGGATTCAAGTCTGCAGAAGAATCTGAGCTTAATGCTTTGCCTAAATCGTTCGAACTATTGCCGCCTATCCGTCAACATTGGGGTAAGTTTGTTAATGAACTAAAAGATTATCATAACAGAAAAGGCGATGACGTCAAGATAATAGAGCTGCCTAGATTTAAAATAAAAAAGGAATTAGCCGAAGCAGAAAATGCAGATATAACTTATATACCGCATTTCGAAAAAAAATATTTTAACGGTGATGACTCTTGCATATATTATCATCAAAGCGTATTCCCCAGTTTGTTTACTTTAGACCCGAAAGGATTCGCTGGCGGTTCTGAGTATTCTGAAGAAAGTATTGATTTCGCTAAATGGAATGATGGCGGAAAGACTTTTGATTTATATAAAAAAAGAGCAGATAGTCTCATATCAAAATACGAATATAAATCTATTAAATGGAAAAACCCTTACAAAAAGGAATCAGAAAGTCCGTTTTTAATTCTTTTGCCTCTTCAAATCCCGAATGATTATGTCATTAAGAATCATAGTAAAATCTCGGTCAAAGAGTTTATTTTAAAGTTAACGCGTTTTGCGCATCGTTATGGCTCTAATGAAAATTTTAGACTTATACTAAAACATCATCCTCAAGATACTAAATTCAAAATAAATCGTATCTTGGAACAAGTTTTTAAGCAAAACACTTTCAACTCCGGAGTTGCCGGTAATAATATAGTGTTTGTAGATAAGGATGTAAACATTCATTCAGTACTAGAACAAGTTGACGCTGTATATCTTATAAATTCAGGCGTAGGGATTGAAGCAATGTTACATGATATTCCGATTGTAAGGTTTGGTGATGCAGATTATAATTC